TTACTTTTTTAAGCCTGTCCCTGAACACCTTTATCACCTGCCTTTCTTCAGATGGCTTAAGTCTCCGTCCGATTGAGTGCTATTTTTAATGATTAACCAATTTAGGGAGGAATTTCGTGTATCGGACAGAGGATTAAGCCATCTGCTATTATTCTGTTGTCTTTCTTCCATATATCTCCTATACTTAATTCACAGGGCACTGGCATGTCCGAGTTTTTAAGAAAGGAGTTTTTCATATGTCTCATATCATTAAATCTCTAGGTTCTATAACATGGTCTGATATAATTGAAATCGCTGGGATTATTGCTTCTACAATTACAAGTATCATTGCAATAGCTATTTCTGTAAAAACGCTACGCCAAAACAATAAGATGCTCGAAGAAAGCACTCGCCCTAATATTCAAATTTACTCAATTTATTCAGACACCATTGTTTACATCATGATCAAAAATTTTGGTCAATCATCATGTACAATTGATTCAATATCTTGTGATCATAAATTTTCTGGAAAAGAAATTTTTAATGATGATCTTGGCGAAGATATATTTGCACGTCTCTCTGGTGCAATTATTTCTCCAGGTTACGCAATTCGTTGTCCTCTTGTTGGATATGCCACGACAAAAGATGATTTACATTTTCATGTGAAATATCATTCCTCTGTCAAAACCTATGAAGATGCTTTTACTTTTAATATTCGTGCAAATTCTCCATTTGCAGATACATATCCCGGCGGGAAAAATACCGATGATCATTTAAAAAACATTTCTAAAGGCATACATGATTTAGTAAAAATGAAGTTATAACAGTACTGATATAAGTTATACTAGCTCCTACAAAACACCATGTGATTGCATCCACGTCTGTGTAGGAGCTTCTTTTTGCTCTTACCACTCCACATCCTGTAACTATGCATCCTGCTATAATTCCAACACATCCGATTATGATCAAGATCATTTCGTCTTTCTCACCTCCTGGTTATTTAGTTTCGGTTAAACCGAAGTCTAACGGTAAAAAAATAATCTGTGAATAACGTACATTATACGTTTCCTCTATTTTACGAAGTACTGGAATATCCGGATAAGACTTTCCTTGTTCGTAGTTTCTGAGTGTATCTGTCGCTATTCCTATTAATTTAGCGGCTTCTTCTTGCTTGTATCCTCGCATTTCACGGATACTTTTTAATGTCGCTTTCATATCTTTAGGAAATCTAGTTTCCGTTTTCACTTTTGCTCACCTCCTTAGTTCTCTTATATACTACCACGGTTAAACCGAAGTGTCAACGGTTTTTCCGAATTTTTTTCGGTTTATATTGATTTTTTTCGGTTTCTCCATTATAATATAGGCATATTCAAATTAAGAAAGGAGGCAATGGTAAATGAGCGACTTAGGAAACAAAGAAGTCATGGCTAGAAATATAAAATACTATCTAAAGGCTAATGATGTTACCCAAACAGAGATGTGCAATACCTTAGGTTTTAAAATGTCTACTGTATCAGACTGGATGCATGCACGAACCTATCCACGAATTGACAAAATAGAAATGATGGCTAATTATTTCGGAATAGAAAAATCGGATTTAGTAGAAAAGAAATCTTCTTCCGCAGAACTTAATAAAAGAGACACCAAACAAATAGAAAAAATCATACAGCAAACAAAAGATAAACTAACATCCCAAGAAGGATTAATGTTTGATGGTGATCCTGCTTCTCCTGAAGCAATCGAGTCTATTCTAAATGCAATGGAAATTGGTATGGAGATGGCAAAGAAAAAGAACAAGGAAAAATACACACCTAAAAAATATAAAAAGGACTGATGTGAATGGACATAAAAAAGATTGTAAATTCGCTTGTCAAGAAACACAAAACAAGAAATCCCTTTGAGATCATCAAAGGACTAAATGCTATCCTTGTGCCGGTGCCACTTGAGGGTGTCAGAGGATTTTATCAATATTTTCAACGTAATAACATTATTTATATTGATGATTCTCTTCCAGAACATGAACAGATTCTTGTCTGCGCCCATGAGTTAGGCCACATGCTACTGCATAAAAAGGCTAACGCTCTCTTCATGGATACGTATACTGGATTTAACACCACAAAATACGAAAAAGAAGCTGATTTATTTGCTATGGAACTTCTGGTACCTGACGAAACATTCTTAGAATATCAAGAATATACAACTGAACAAATTGCACTCGCTCTTGGGTACACTGAAAAACTAATTAAGTTAAGATTAAAATCAAAATGAAAGGAACATAATGGGGTTATTAAATTCAATATTTGGAAACAACGAATTAAATGATAAGATTCAGGAATTAGAAAATTCTAATTTAGAAATGCAAAAAACAATTGCTAATCTTGAAATCGAAAAAGCTAAATTGGAATCGAAGCTTACACCTGAAATGTTGGATTTGGAATCTTTACAAAAACAGATTTCTGAATCACAAGTAAAATTTGCTCATGATAAAATGGAACAAGAACAAAAGCTTTCAGAACAGTATGATAAGTACATGGAAGAAATTTCTAAGCAAAAGTCGCTTATTCTTGCTTACAATGACGAAATTAATGAGCTAAATTCTAATATAAAAGAATTGAAAAATGAACTTATTACTTTCTCTGATGAAGTTCTTGTTCAGGATTTCGGGTTATATGAACCACGCTACTCTTTTACTAACGCTGATGCTTATAAAGCAGAGCTCATAAATATACGAAACCAGCAGAAAGCAATGATCAAGGATGATACAGCTGTATCCGGGAACATAGGATGGCAAGTAAATGGTAGTGAAGCCAAAGGACGAAAGTTAGTAAGAGACATGCAGAAGCTACTGCTTCGTGCGTTCAACAGTGAATGTGATGAGATTATTAGTAAGGTAAAATACAATAACTATGATACATCTGTTAAGAAAATGGAACGAAGTTTCAATGCTATTGCTAAATTGGGTGTAACAATGTCAATTGCCATAACCGCTCATTACTATGATCTGAAAATTCAAGAGCTTAGATTAGCTCTCGAATATCAGATTCAAAAACAGCGTGAAAAGGAACAAAAGGCAGAATTAAGAGCTCAACAGCGTGAAGAAGCTCGATTACAAAAAGAACTAAAAGAACAACGTAAAAATATTGATAAAGAACGCAAACATTACGAACAAGCCCTTTCTAATATCAATCATCAAATTTCAACCGCTTCTGATGACAATATAGAAGATTTAAATCAAAAGAAAGAGGAAATCATACAATCTCTTTCCGAGATTGACACTAAAATCAAGGATATTGATTACAGAGAGGCTAACCAAAAAGCTGGTTATGTATATGTAATTTCTAACATTGGATCATTCGGTGAAGGTATTTACAAAATCGGTATGACACGTAGATTAAATCCACAAGATCGTGTAGATGAATTAGGAGATGCTTCTGTTCCATTCAAATTTGATGTACATGCAATGATCTTTTCAGAGGATGCTCCAGCATTGGAAGCAGCCTTACATAGAGCTTTTGAAGATCGTAAATTAAACCTTGTAAACCAAAGAAGAGAATTTTTCAGAGTTTCCTTAGATGAGATCAAGGATGTTGTTAAGAATAATTTTGATAAAACAGTGGAATTTGTTGATGTTCCTGATGCTGATCAGTACAGAATCTCCCTGAAACTACGAGAGGAGGAACATCAAGAATGAGCATCTTTGATTTTTTCAGAAAGTCGAAACCCGAAGAACCTAAGCAAGAAATTTTAGATGAACCATCAACTCCTAACATCGCCTTGGATTCATCATCTTATGTCAATGATTCAGAAGTTTCCCTAAAAAAAAGAGAGTTTTATACAGCTGTATTCCTCGACAGATACAGTACTGGAACTCCGATCATGGACGACAACGAATATCCAAGATACTTCCAGTATGATTTTGAAATCAAAAGCCCATCTAAATTTCATAAAAAATTAGTCCAAGATGGTTATTATAAAGATGCTGAATTGGTAGATATCTTGCGTTCTTTAAGAATACCAGAGTTAAAAGCTCTGTTAAGAGAATTACGTCTACATGTATCAGGGAACAAAGAAGATTTGATCAATCGTCTATTAGCTACTGATTCCTCTGATGAATTAATGCATATTTTAAATGCTGATCATATAAAATTTTATTCTCTATCTAATAAGGGAAAATATTTTGTGGAAAATCACAAAGATTATATTGATCTGTTTAACCACAGAATCAAATTAGGGATAGGCATTGACGAATATATATCTGCTAAGAAATCATGTCCAAATAATTATGATTTTCATAAGATCATTTGGTCTATATTCAATGATCGAGAATTTGAATACATGAAAAATAGTAAATTCAATTTATTAACATGTAATTATCGATCTATGGCTGAATGGCTAGGTGATTCAGGTAAACAGGAAGATTCTCTTCTGTACTACCTAAAGGCACTCTACTTTGAGATTATGGCTTCAAATTTTAGCAGCATATCATTATATAACGATGGCGTATATTCTTCTACACGTGTACATTCAGATTCTTTTAATGAACCATATTTAACATATCTTGTAGGAAAAATTTATAATTTAAGAGAATTTTATTCTCAAACAATTTTTGAAGATGCTTGTGAAGTAATGAATCACTTTTATGAATTTGTCTTATGCGATAAAAATACTTTCAAACGTTTGGTTGAAGATATAATCAATAATAATTACGATCATGACAAATGGATGAAGGAATTTACGACGAATCAGATCGCACTGGCACTTGGGTATAGTGAGGAATTGATTCGGTTGAGATTGAAATAGATTTATTTTGTCAGACTCTGACAAAGCAGTAAAAAGTACAGCAGGTATAATAAGGAGTAAACATATGGACCTTACAGAAAAACTACTTGACAAATCAAAAGAAGCTTTTACCATGGCAATAGAAATATACAATAAACCAACAATCAAATATAGAATTGAAGGTTTTAGTTTCTTTATCTGCAATGCCTGGGA